AGATTGCCACGTCGCTCCACTCCTCGCAATGACATGTGTCATCACACATGTCAGATAAGGGCGCCCAAGGTGTCGGGGACAGGCTTGTTGGCCTTCTCGTAATGATTAGCTAAGTGACGGGCGGCCTTGATAATGTCTTCCTCAGAGGCCTGGACTCTCTCCCCTCGATATCCGCCTCGACTCAGGGCGGCGATGGCAGCAGGCATGCGGTCCCAGTCCACAGTCTTCTCGATATTGAGTCGACCCTTAAGAGCCCGCATGATTTCTTTAGTATGATGGGGAAGCTTCCAGGTCTCAGGATCCTGGGGGTCGCCGACTATGGCAAAGGCTTCTTTGGGTAGTCCCTCCTTGGTGAGTGCTTCTTTTAGTTTATTCATATTTCCTCCTAATGGCGGTAGACAGTAGTCAGTAGTCAGTAGTCAGTAGTCAGTAGTCAGTAGACAGTAGTCAGTAGTCAGTAGTCAGCATCTATGGGTCAAAAACGGCGATGATAACGGCGTTACCGGGGTTATAGACGCCAGCATTGTCATCAAGAATGGCTATAAACACATGTCGGCCGAGTACCATCTCACCGGCCGAGATATTCCAGGCGACTCTGACGTCATCAAAGTAAGTGGTCAAAGAGCCAACGAGCTGGATGCTAGCCCGGTGGTTTAGGGAGTCATAGTTCTTCAAGATTCCTTTCTCAATCATCTTCGGTATAGAGCGTCCTCTGGATTACTCGGTTTCCCCGGGCAATCTGCTTGAGCTGCTTGTCATAGCGGTCAAGGCGTTCCTTGCCCCATGCCTTGTAGTTGATGGTGGCGTAATGGCCAGCAATGGTAGCCCTATCCACTGTATAAGCGGCTGCCGACATGGCCAGGTAGCCAGTAGCACCCAGGACAATGATTTCCTCACGCTCGGCGGGAATGGTAGTGAACTGAGCAGTAAGCGTGTGCTTCTTAAGCCATCTCACTCTGGCGTCTGAGCCGTCGCCCCCGTCCTCCATGTAGAGGTGGCCGGCCCAGTATTCAAAGTGCTGCAGGTACTTCTGGCTCTGGCCGATGGGGAACTCGACAGACTCGATTTTAAGCAGTCCTTCGAGGTCTGAGATATTGAGCTCAGTGTCTCCGTCGGTGGTGGCGATATCGTCCTGCCGTTCTATGGGAGCATGAAGGGAATACTCCATAACTACCCTGTCGATGGCGCCGTCGACCTCGTCGTCTGTCCAACAGTAGTTCTGGGAATCGGTGTCCTGGAGGTCCTCACGGATCCGGGCTCGCATTTCAGTCAAATTCACCTAAGTGCCTTGAGTTTATTGAGTTCATTAAGTTTATAGAGTTCGTTGAGTTTGTTGAGCCCGATGAATTCCCAGCAATTCAAAGAACCCAACAAACTCAACAACTTGGCCTAGTCCCGCACTCCCGTCAGCATGGCGGCTTTAACCAGTGAAAAGAGGGCCAGTGAGACATACCACTTGACCCTGGTGCGGGTGGCGTCCTTGGTCTCCAACGAGCCGAGACGCTCGACCTGAATCATCTCAGGGCTGGAAAGGCCGCAGACTGCGCCTTCTCCCATCTGGAAGGCAAAGATGGCGGAGCAGTCTGAAGACGTACCCACAGTGTAGTTATCCTTGACCCAGTCGGAGATGGCCACCGGGATGCCATTGAAGTATTCGACGACCTCGCCGAGCTTGCCCTCTCCGATAAGGAGGTTAGTGCCGGCGGCTCGGGCCAAGGAGATTATCTTCCGGCGGGAGCGGCGGCTCATTAAGAGCAAGTCGGGCTTGCCGCCTCGAACCAAGTCAATGAACTTATCCAAGCTGGCCAGGGACAGGGTAGCTCCGTTAGCTCCTGAGCCAAGATGGCTGCCAAGACGACAAGTCCAGACGACGGTGCCGTCATTCACAGTAGCACCCTCCGTGGTTGGCCAGGTAGGCGCTGAGCTGCCCGACGTGCCAGCAGTGGTACACTCGTAACGGAATCCGTTCTCGAGACCGGCGGTGGGTACGACGAACTGGCCCAAGGTATAGGCGATGCTGGCCTGCCAAGCTGTGCCTTTAACCAGCTTATAGAGCCCGTCGGGCTGGTTAGCGTCCACGCCTGAGTCGCCGTTTATGAAGGTGTTCTCGAACTCGTGCCTGAGAGCCTTAGCTTTCTGTTCGATGACGGCCGCCTCGAGGTCCTGGATATTGGAACGGGTGGCCTTGAGGAAGTTGTCCACGTCGGCATCTCCACCCAGGACACAAAGGCTAGCTGAGCACTGCTCGAAGGCGGGCTCGGACTGAGTCCAGGTGCCGGTGACCGGGGCATACCATCCGACCGTGGGGAGAGTCTTCTCCCTGTTGTATTTAAGGCTGTTGCCTGTGATTTGAATGAAGGGCAGCTTTTCCAGAATGGGGCTGTCCTTGATTACTGTCTCGATGATACCTTTGAGAAGGATATCGGTCGAGAGCTTACTGGCTTCTGCTAAAGATATCGACATATTTCCTCCTTTTCAAAATTAAAAATCGAAGATAAAAAACCAAAATGACAAAACAAAATGAAGACTTTTTGATTTTTGACCTGTATTTTTACGCTTTACATTTTTATCTTTGACTTCCTTGCTGTATTCCAGCGACAATCTTTTCCCGGGGGGAAAGTCCTTCGAGGGATATTTCACCCCTGATGGGTGCTCCGGCCGGGATTTTAGCCTCTTTAGCCTGGGCCTCGAGGGCTTTTTTTACGGACTCGGCGATAGTTTTCGCCTTCTCGACGGAGGCATCTATCTCCTCTATAGTGCTGCCGGCTATGACCTCAGGGGGAAGGTGGATATTGGCCAGCTTCACGGCATCGAGATATTTAGAGATGGCCTTCGAGTGAGATTCCTTAACGGAGGCGAGCTCGGCTGCCGCCGCTTCGCTGCCCTTCTTCGCTTCGCTTAGCTGGGCTTGAAGGTCGGCAATTAGGGCGTCCTTCTCAGCTAAAGCCTTTTTCTCTTCTTCTCGCTCAGCCTTGATGGCCTCCAGAGTTTCTAGAGTTTCTGGCGTTTGTTGAGTTTCTTGGGTTTCCTTGTTTTCGTTTTCCATGTATTTCTCCTACTCCTCTTGAGATTGCTTCGCCCCGATTTGCCGGGGCTTGCCATGACAAGTGGGTGAGTTATTACTCAGGCACTTCCATTCCTGCGGCTATCACCTTTTCTCTCGCCCCACCGCGAGTGGAGGCTGCCCTAAACTCCCTGTTCATCTCCAGGATTTTCCTTCTCTCCTCCAGCCATCGGTTAAACTCCTCATCGGGGTCCTGGATTCCCATTTCGTCCATAGCGGTCCTGCGGCTGTGGACTCCCGCCTGGACTAAGAGTTGCTCGGTCTGGGCTTGTGTGGTGACATCCTGAGGCAAGATGGGACCCCAGACCACTCTATGGTTCACGCCTTCAAAGTTCTCGTGCATATACATTTCACTCAGCTTTAATATCATGTCGTTTCGCCGGTGATATACGTTCGTCCTGATGGTGCGTTTTCTTATGACCTTTTGAATAAGGCTGCCGAGCTCAATCCTCAGGGCTGAGCCGGAGAGGTCTCTCTCGGCACCTCCCCAGGCTGCCCTGGGGAGTTCGGAGATGTCGTGCAAGGAGCGGTAGAGTAACTCGATATAATCGACATGCAGTCTGACCCCGCCGCCTTGTAGTAAGTCCAGAAGATAAGCCTTAGCGTCCTCGGGTATGGTCCACAGGGCGCCGGGCTGGACCTTGATGTCTTCGGCTGAGGCGACGTTTTCCAAGACGGCGATGGGATTTCCTGAGAGCTCCAAGATGCGCGATAGCTGGCTCAAGGCTCGGTTGAGCTCCCGCTGAGGCTGGACCAGGATGGGGATATCCGACTCACCCCAGAACTTCTTGGGCTGCTTGACGTTGGGGAAGATGATAAAGGGGATAAATCGATAAGGGTTGGGTTTGGACTCTATGAGGTCGTTGTCCAGGTAAAGGTCGAAGGTCTGGGCCGTCCAGAGCTCGGTGATGGTGGCCTGCTTCCTGGCTATGTTCTGCCCGTAGAGGATGGCTATGTCGTCCTGGGTAAGCGTGTAGCGGGAAGCTACTCTCCAGATCCGGGACGTATCGTCTCCCGACCACCAGGCATAGATGCCTGAGACATCGGGGGCGGTGATGCGGATGCGCTTCTCGCCGGTATCCCAGATGACCTTATAGCAGCCGTCGCCCAGGATAGCAGCGTCAATCTCGGTCTCGTAATCGAGCTGCTGGAAGTTGTTCTGCTCATAGACCTGACGCAGGAGTTGCTCGGCTCTTCTCACCCGGGCCTTGAGCTCGTCTGTCTCCTCGGCAGGATAGCAGGCGAAGCCCAATCCCTGCATAAGGAAGCTGGCGCATTTGTCTATGGAGACTTTGGCGTAATTGAAGACGAGCTGGCGGTGTCTGGATTGCTGCTGCCACTGGCTGCCGTTATAGAAATCGAGATTGGAACGGTAATTTGCGAGGCGCTGGGTGTCCATGCGAGCCAGTTGTGATGGGGTAAAATCAGTCATCTCTAGAAAGTCCAAAAATTAAAAGGTAAATATCAAAATTACATAGCAAAGGTTAAAATTTTTGCGTTTTGATTTTTGATCTTTGATTTTCAAATTGTGACCACCTTCAGCCACCTCTGCACCGTCCTCGGGCTCACGTCAAATATGCGGGCAATCTCCTTAATGCTTTTCCCCTCCCGCTTCAACTCCAGCATTCTCTGGGCTCGCCTGCGCTTTAAGAACCTCTCTTTTCCCCAGGGCTCGTCCTCAAGGCAATCGGGAAAGGGGCAGTTAAGACAGGAGGAAAAGAGCTCACAACCCTTATCTTCGTAGGGGAATTCCTCGGGCAATAAATCCCAGCGCAACTCATTAGCCATAATGGAACATAAATTAGCACTGTTGTTCTAAAAGAGCAAGGGATTTTTGTCCTGCTTATGCCTCGTTATATTAGGTATATTGACAAAAGGAAGCTGGCTGCTATAATAAAATTTGAAGCTATTTTGGCAAATTACCTAATTTACCTATTGACAAAATAGAATATAGAGTTTTAAAGTTATTAAAAGCCCGTAAAAGGGTGCTATTGTTATTTGTTTTGAATTGAGAATAGAGCGGAACGTTAACAATTGAATAGTGTTCGATGACATTTGCCGGTCGTTCTGCGCCAGGCCCCGATGAATCGGGGCTGCTCAGAATGACATTACTCAATAAATATGGGAAGGAGGTGACGCCTATGGCAAAGTCCCGAAGCAAATCGCTATTGCGAGAAGCCAAGGGGAAAAGAAAGATGCCTGGCCCGGGCAGAAGCCAAATGCGAAATTCTGAGCATTAAATCCTAAAAATAAGTTTAGGGCTTAAAAACTAGCATTCAGGATTTCCGTAAGGCAAAGGGCAGCCTGAAATGAGGCAGGCTTAAAACAAGGTTTACTGAAAAATTGTTTCCAATGACTCGAGCCCGGAGGGGTCGACCTCGGGCGAGAGTGAAGATAAGTTGGATACCTATAAAGGAGGAAATTAATGATTAAAGAAAGAGCGTGGCCAGTGA